CCAGCAAGGACACCCCCTAATCAGTGTATCACTACACAAATAAAGGATATACTGACCTCCCTAGCAGAGAAGCTTTTAGCTCCTCAGCCTGTTCTCCCCATTAATAGGGGAGAGCCCACTGAATCTTGGTGTAGACGGATTCAGGACGTCCGTAATACTCAAGGTGCCCTTCAGGAAGATGCGGCTGCCTCCCTCTCAAAAGATCGAGAACGGGGTTTTCGCTACCTCCATGAAGAAAGCACTTCATCAACGCTCCAAAGTCATCCAGAACGGATTTCTTCTGAGTCGACTTCACAACTAGTCCTTTTACCATATAAGTTTGGTAATAAGGATGGAAGTGAGTGCCCTCATCCCTTCCTAGGAAGGAATATCGGCCGATGATGGGAGAAGTTTTGTCGACGTTAGGAAACGGAATCAAGTCCCGGATCCACTCGTCTAGAAACGCAGCAGTTTGCCAGAGGCCCTGTTCATAGAACTGGTTCCTCATGCTTACTACTGATAACATCTCCTTTGTATTACTACGTGCAGTTGGAAGCATTTGGCGAGCATAAACGGGGGTTACCCGCATGCCGTTGTATGCATCCATACCACAAGATTCTCGAAACTTCCCAGAATCGAAAGTCTTGTTCCGGTTCACTCGGAGATTGAATCTCTCGAGTTCACTCTGCACGAAAAGCGCATATTCTGTGGGAACAATGATATCGTCCCCATAGACACGCACCGACTCCGAGATCTTCGTTAATGAAGCTCTCGTTATCCGGTTGCCTGTGGCACGTGAAATCGCACTTACGGCTATTGTATAGAATAACATAGCCTCGATGGGAAAACACATGCCAGAACCCATAGACGCAAACCTGTAAAGGGGTACAACCCCATAACCAGGAACGCCTGCGGATGTCGACCGACATGCAAAGACTGCTTCTCTGAAAAGAGGAGCATTCCGTAGCATTTGATTGACAAGGGCAGCTGATACTCGGTCGGAAGCATCCTTCAGATCGATGGTAGCATAGCTACCGCTTTCCGAAGCGATTCTTGCCCACTCTTGATTCACGGTTTGATCCGTGAACCCAAGAGCCCCACTAAATTCGGGGGAACTCTCGAGAAGTGGAACGAGTGTCCGCATAAGAGCCTGTTGTGTGTACATCATACACACAGGTTCCATAGCGATCACACGCGGACCTTTCAAGGTCTTTGGAACATGAATCACCCTAACGGGCGTTTCTTGTTCCGGGTCCAGGTAGGTCATATCGTCCAACTTACCGACGAAATTCCAGGATGGAATTGCGAAGAGATCAGAAGGAAAATATGGTTCAAGCCTGTTATGCCACGTGGCGAAGTCAAACTTCCGGTTTCCGGAAATCTTCTCCGCTGTGGCACCAGGGCCGTGCTTCGGTACTAAATTCTCGGGCAGCCAACGGCTGTAACCGAGAGTATGTGAATTCCAAAGGATTCCAGCCACTTCATTGAAATGGTTGATCTCTGGAGGATTCACAAGGTACGTCATCTCGGCAGTAGCGGAGAGCGGATCGTCGACCTGGTTTAGAAGCCAAGAAGAGTTTTCGCTTTCCCACTCTTGAACACCTGAGTTTGTCTCGATATACCCTTCGTACACTGAACGTATCCTTGCATCACTGCAAGTATACTCTATTTTCTTACACGTCAAACATATCTGACGTATGAAGTGGATAGCCAGTTCGGAAGGAGAATCGAGCAGACGTCCGGTGCCCGAATCAAACACTTGACAAAGCAAACCTCCAAGAAAACGGGGGAGAGCTCCGCGTTTCCGGAAACCGAGAAACGCGTTGGAGTCAACCAGACCATCAGCTAGACTTCTTTCAAAGTCATTGCAAAAGGTCGGTAGGGTAATCCCTAGAAAGGATAACCCTTCATGTTTGATTCGTGTCGTGATCGTTAGAAAATCACGACTGGTGCTAGCGCTACACCAAACCCTTGCATCCGCAAGGATTTTACCTAGTAGCCGCGTCAAGCTTTTCATGCTTACCTCTTCAGTTAAATGAAGGAGCTATAGCATCTCTAGCCACGCGAAGCTTTGCCTCAGACCATCTTCCTCGAAATCAGTTCTTACTGAAATAGAGTGTCATTATTACAATGACGAAGATGGGTAACGACACTAGGAGAAGCAGATCGTAAGGATAAGTATCCAAACGATTGCGGAGTCCTAAGACTCCCCTCCAAGGACGTTAGTCACCTTGGCACCCGAAGACGCCGTGAGATAGCCCGTAAGGGCATCCACGATGTACTTCGCCTCAACGACCGTGAACCCAGTTTTGGGGACATCGATCACGAGGTACGCAGACATCGAATACTCGATGTTCTGAGCACTAATCAGTGGGTCCGCCGCGATCTTTCGATAATCGAGACGGACGCTCCGACGAGTGCGCTTCCCATACGTGTGGGCGATGGACAACTTAACGTTGCCATCATCCTTAGCGTAATTGGAAGAGTTGGTACCGCGGGCAACAGCAGGTAGCGAATTCGCCACCGCGTTGATAGTTACAGACTGAGGGTCGGCCAGCATGGCACGGCTCCATTAGGTTT